CGTCACGGATGACGGAGGTGTCACCGATGGACAGGTACTGGGCGACGGAAGCGTCCTGGAGGAGCTGGCCGAAGGCGTCAGGGGAGAGCAGCACAGCGCGGCCGTCGAACGGCAGGTTGTACTTGGTCATCGCCGTGGCGAGGTTCGCGATCTGGACGCGGTTGAAGTTCGCCTTGGTCGAGGTGACGTAGTTGGCGTAGTTGGCGATGGTCGTCTGGGCGAGGACGGCGTCGAACATCGACTTGACCGTGGCGTTGGCCATCGGAGCGATGAACACGCGGCGAAGCATGTCGAGGCTGATGGTGGCGACTTCGGTGTCGGTGAAGGCGGTCGCGACGTACTTGTGGTCGGCGAGGGTCACGGCGACGTCGTGGGACACGGCGTTGGCAGGGACGAAGCCGGTGGAGGCGCTGTAGGTCGACGCGGTGAAGGCGTCGGCGTAGCGGGTGTGGACCACCTGGCCCTTTTCAGCGACGTAGGCGCTGAAGTCGGTCGTGGCGATCTTGTTGAGAGGGGCGAGGACCGGGACCAGCGTGCGCAGCGTTTCGGCGGCGACGAACTGGGGGGCCAAGCCCTGGTTGAGAACGGAGTTGCTCATGTAGGGTTAGGTTTGGGTGAGATTGGGGGGAAATTACTTGATGCCGAGGTGGGCGACGATGGCCGCGCGGTTCTTGTTGTAGAACGCGAGCTTGGCGGACGGCTCCTTCATCGAGCAGTATTCGGTCCAGACTTCTTCGGGGGTCTTGGCGACGGCGTTGTCGGCGGCGCTGATTTCGACCGGCTGGACACCGACGGAAGCGACGATTTTAGCGGCGACCTTGCCGACGGTCTCAATCTGCTTGGAGGCTTCGGCCTTGAGGGCTTCGGAAGCGGCGAGGGCCTTGGTCAGTTCTTCGACCTTGCTGATGGCGCTGTCACGCTCGGCGACGAGAGCGGCCGAGGCTTCGAGCTTCTCGGTCACGGCGGCGTATTCGGCGGCGAGGGTGTCGTTCTTGGCCTTCAGTTCGCTCATCTCCTTCGCCATCGACTCGGCGTCGGCCGACTTGCTGGTGAAGGCGGCCTTGAGGGCCTTGAGGGATTCTTCGAGGGTCATGTCGCTTTGAGTTGAGTCAACGCGGGAGTCAAGCGACTCCCCTGGACTTGTGGCGCTTCTGCTTGGACTTGTCCGCGTCGGCGTCGGTATCGACGGCCTTCTCCCCGGCGTCGGCTTCCTCCTCGGCGTCTTCCGTCGAGGCTTCTTCCTTTTCCGGATCGCAGTCGGGGTCTTCGGGGTCGCAGTCGTCTTCGGACTCGGCCTTGGCTTCGTCTTCGCACTTCTCGGCGTCGGCGGCTTCTTCCTCGGGGCCTTCCTCGTCTTCTTCGTCCATCTTGGCGGGGAGCTTGCCGGACTTAGGCTGGGCGGGGGAACCGTCCTTCTTTTCGTCTTCGGCGTCTTCTTCTTCGGCTTCTTCCTCGACCTTGGGCTTCTTGGAAACGGCCTTGAGCACGTCGACTTCGATGCCGGCAAGGGCGCGGGAGGAGGCCATGCGCTTCATGTCGTAGTCTTCGCCTTCTTCTTCCTCGGCCTCATGGCCGACGGCTTCGGCGCACTCCTGGCGCTCGTCGTTCTCCTCGTCGGCTTCCATCTGCGTGGCGATGGCCGCGTCGAGGGATTCCATCAGCTCGTCGAAGCCGTTGGTAAGCGACGTGACAATGCCAGCTTCGGCCGCCTTCTTGCCGCTGAACGTCTGACCTTCCATCGAGGCGTCGTCGACGAACTCGCGCACGCCTTTGACGGCGGCTTTGAAGTCGCCGTGAATTTCGTTTACCTCGTCCTGCAGCATCTTGCGCTGATTGGCGTCGAGGGACGTGCCAGGGATGCCGGCGCCTTTGAACAGGCCGGACTTGATGACTTCCATGCGGACGCCTTCCATCTTGTAGGCTTCGGAGCAGTCGGGGTAGGCGATGTAAACGCCGACGGAGCCGACGGTGGAGGAGGGCGTTGCGTAGAAGGCCGAGGCTTGGCTACCGATCCAATAGGCGGCGGAACAGCACTCGGAGGCCGTGAAGGAGATGACTTCCTTCTTGCAGTTCTTGACGCGGTTGGCGAGTTCGGGGACGCCGACGGACGTGCCGCCAGGGCTGTCGATGTCGAGGATGATGGTCTTGATCGCCGGGTCGCGTTCGCATTCCTCGAGCATTTCTTCGACGTCTTGGATGTCGCAGCCGCCGCAAAGGGACTCGAGTTCCGAGATGTTCTTGGAGATGACGCCCTTCATCGGGACGATGGCGTAGGGCGGGAACTTCTCCAGCGTCTGCTTCTCGCCGAAGATGGCGGCGAGCATCTCGCCCATGTCGGTCATCTTGGAGCCCATCGGGATCTCGATGGAGGCGCAGCGCTCAAGGAACGCTTCGGCCTGGGAGGGGCTGATGAGCAGCGGGCGCTGGCTCTTGAAGTCTTTGGATAGGGAACGCATTTGTTTGAAAGGTTATCAGGGGTTTTCCTGCGGGAACATCGGCTCGAAAGGGGCGGGCGAGGGGTCTTCCTCGTGCGTCGCCGTCGATGCGTCGATGTCGGTCTGCGGGTTGATGGAAGGCTGGTAGAGCATCGAGACCGGGACGTTGAACTCCTTGGCGGTGTCGATGAGGAGGCGGGCGTCGGCCGCACGGCGGCGGATTTCCTCGCGAGGGTCCTGACCCTGCTCCTGGAAATGGTCGGAGAGGGTCTTGAGGCCCATCTCGATGTCGCGCTGGTTGGCGGCGGCTTCGCGGCCCGCATCGACGGTGACGCGGCGAGGAGTGACCCAGTTGATTTTCGTGAAATTGTCGTTGGCGGGGATGTCGCCGTTGGCGATGGCCGTGCCGATGACGTACGCCCAGACAGGGGAGAGCATGCGCGTCATGATCATGTGCTGGCGGGCGCCGAAGGCACGCTCGGCCTTGCTGACGACGAGACGGATGGCCGCGCCGCCGATGCCGTTAGGGTCGGAGGTGAACTGATAGGGGAGGACGCCAGCCGCCGAGTCTTTCTGGAGGTGCTCGATGAAGCCGGTGAAGGTCGCGTTGGGTCGGTTGGACTGGAAGGACTCCAGCTTCTCGCCAGGAGCGAGCGAGAGAATCTTGCCGCCGATGAAGGAGCCGACTTGTTCCGGGTTGTTGTAGACTTCGTTCGGGTAGTCTTGCGGACGCATGCCGAACGCCTCGAAGTCGGCGGCCGAGCCGTCGAACTGCGGGTTCTCGCGGGTGATGCTTCTGACGATGTCGCCGTTGGCCTTCACCGCGACCTTCTCCATCGACAGGATTTCAAGGATGTCGATGAGGTTGTTGATGCTGTGCTGCATCGGGCTGAAGCCGCGAGCGCCGCTGGCCGTCTCAGGGTGGTAGACGTGCAGGATGGAATTGGCCGGGATGAGGCGGGTCGTGCCGTCGCTACGGATCACCATGTATCCAGTGACAGCACCAAACTTATTAAACATTACTCCGTCCCACATTCCATCGGGAACTCCAGCGGCTCCAGCCGACGTGCCGACTCGGTGGGATTCGATGAGCTGGATGAGCGGAGAGCCGTCGGTGGCGTAGGTCTTGAGGACGAAGATTTCTCCGTCGACGTCGACCTTCCTGCAGACGAGCTGCTGACATTCCCAGAAATTAAATCTTTGAGTAATCTCGCAGGGGCGATTCGCCCATTGATTGAAATACTCTTCAGCAAGTTTGTCCCAAGAAGCGTCACCGCTGGCGGCTTGAGGACGGATGCCGTCGGCGATGGAATACATCACGTTGTCGGCGACCATCTGGCGGACAAGGCCCGCGTTGACGGACAGCCAGCGCATCTTGCGCGTCAGCTCCTGGCGGTCGAAGACGGTGAACGTCTTCTTCATGTCCGCCGGCCAAGGCGTGTTGATCCATGAGCGCTTGTTGCTGTATTTGGCTCCCTCGAACTGCGAGAAGATGCCGGAACCGCCTCCTGCCGCGTCGGAGCGGGCCTTCAGCCCGTTCTTCTTGGCGTAAGCCTTGACGTCACGGACGGCTTGGCGGACGGCCTTCTTGAGATTCGGCTTCTTGGGGGCGGACATAAAGGCTTAAAGTCCTCGGAAGTTCCAGAGGCCGTTGTAGACGCGGACGCGGTCGATGGCTCCGTACTGTTCCGGGTCCTTGATTTGCAAGGCATACCGGCACTCGATGAGGACGGATTGCACGTCCATCGGGAAGGACTTGGAGACGGAAGTACCGCTGTCGGAGTACGACATCATGGTCTTGCCTTCCTCCAGGAGAGAAGCCGCCTTGTCCGCGATCGATTCGATGCGGGCTTGGGATAGGATAAGAAAACAGCCTGTTGCTCGACTCGCCATAGGTCAACGCGGGAGTCAAAGGCAGGCTTGCGCTCGCGGAGCGAGTCACAAGTGCCACCTTCCGAAACCCATGCCCGAGCCACCTGAAGGCGCAGTCCTAAGTTGGACGGCGGCGGAGAAGTGTCAAGGGTTGGGCTGGGCAACATCATCGGAAGCGGTTTGCTCGTCGCCGACCATCTGCTCGGCCCGACCCGTCAGCCGCCAAGCCAACGCCGGAAGCATATTGATGACCTCGCAGTCCCAGAAGTGGTTGGCCTTACCTTGGGCGACAGGCTCCCACATCGGACGACCTCCTGGCGTGATGACGCGCTTCTCTGACTGCATCTGGGCGACATACTCCGACGGCGTGTCGTCGGCCTTCGTGTGCCGGCCTTTGCGGATCAGGGTGGACAGCGTGTCCTTCAGTCGGAGATTGGAGAAGAAGAAGCGCTTCGTCCGCTTGCTGCCGACGGACTCGACGACGGGCGGGGAATAAGGGCGGAGTTCCGTCTTCATGCCGGCGGGCGTCCGAATCTTCCAGGGGAAGTCGTTGCGCTGGTCGCCGCGAGTCGCCACCCAGCCGTTGGCGGCGCAAGCGGCCAAGACCATGTCCTGCTGGTCGCCGCTGTCGACGAAGACGTTGGCAGGATGGACGCCGGCGGCTTTGTGGGTTTCGAGGATGTCTTTCCACTCGAAGCAATAGCCGCAGGAGTGCATTCGGCTGCGACCATCGCCGGACCACATGCGGATGACCCAGTAGAAGCCGCGTTTCTGGACGTCGACGCCCATGAAGCGCATGGGGACGAAGGCAGGGTCGGCGCGCATCTCGTCGCTGATCTGGCTGAACGGAGTCGGACGGCCTTTGACGAAGCCGCCTTCCTCGTCCCATTTCGTTCCCATCAGGTAGCCGCCGACATGCTTCTCGACGTTCACTTCGTCGGCCTGTTCGCGGTACGTCTGGGCAAGGCGTTTCTGGATGAACTCACGGCGGGCGGAGTCTTCGGAGCGGTCTTCAAAGGCTCGCTTGGCTTCGATGCACTCGACGGCGAGTTCGCCCCAGCTGAGGCCCCATTGGGCGCAGAGGGAATTGTAATGGTAGCCGCGTCGGTACTTCGGCGCCTTTGGGTTCGTCGAGACGTAGCGGCCTGTGCGGTTCAAGTCGGCTCGCACCTTGTTCGAGTCCTTGAAATGCGTCGCACATCCCTTGCACTTGTACGTCGTGTTCGCCTTGACCATGTCCAAGTCCCAGCCGTTGGCGCTCTTGGCCTCCGGCGGGTAGACGATCTGCTCCCATTCCCAAGGCTGGACCGTCTTGCAGTCGGGACACTCGAAAGACCAAACCCTTTTGTCGGTGGAATGATACCAGGACGACCAGTCATCGCCTTCGACTCCGCCTTGCGAGACCAAGACGACTTTGCTTTGCCACTTGTAGGCGGTGACACGAGCCAGCGCGTCCTTGATGCTTCCAGTCGGCCACATCCAGACTTCATCTCCAAGGATGTAGCGGATGGATCGCGACTGAAGGTTCTTTTCGTTGCTCGCTCCCAAGACCCAGCAGGTGTTTCCTCGGAATTGGATGGCCCCTTTCTTCGGCACGCCGTCTTCGCCGAACAGCGCCGTCATCGCCGGCATGGA